CAGAGGTAGTCAGCAAGTCATTCTCGCAAGAGGAACTTGATGCTGCAATTGGTAAACGCCTCGCAAGAGAGCAACGTAAATGGGAACGAGAGCAAGCAAATCGCCAAGCGGAAACGCAGGTGATGAAGGCTGCACCAACGGCAACCGTTGACCAGTTTGAAAGCCCCGAAGCCTATGCGGAAGCATTGGCCTATTCAAAGGCTGAAGAATTGATCGCTAGACGAGAAGCCGCCAAGCAGCAATCGCAGGTTCTTGAGAGTTATCACGAGCGTGAAGAAGAAGCGCGGAGCAAATACGAGGACTTTGAACAAGTTGCGTATAACCCCAAGCTGACAATTACAAATGTGATGGCAGAAACGATCCAATCCTCGGATGTTGGCCCCGACTTAGCCTATTGGCTTGGGACTAACCCTAAAGAAGCAGACCGTATTTCCAGAATGTCGCCACTCGGTCAGGCAAAGGAAATCGGAAAGATTGAGGCTAAATTAGCTTCTGATCCTCCGGTGAAAAGATCAACGTCTGCGCCAGCACCTATTTCGCCAGTTACTGCCCGATCTTCTGGATCACCAGCACTTGACACTACTGACCCACGCTCTATCAAGAGCATGACAACCTCGGAGTGGATTGCGGCTGACAGGGCAAGACAGATGAAAAAGTGGCAGTCACAGGCTAACCGCTAACTTTTTTAAGGACTTTTAAAATGTCAAACAGTATCCTAACGATCGACATGATCACCCGCAAGGCTCTCGAAATTCTTGAGAACAACCTTGTTTTGACCCGCAATGTAAACCGCCAGTACGACGACAGCTTTGCTGTTGAAGGTGCGAAGATCGGTTCAACCCTGCGTATCCGTTTACCTGACCGCGCTTTGGTTACTGACGGTGCTGCCTTGCAAGTGCAAGACGACAACGAACAGTTCACCACGTTGTCTGTAAACAACCAAAAGCACATTGGTGTCAACTTCACATCTGCTGAATTGACCATGCAATTGGATGACTTTGCAGAGCGTGTTCTCAAGCCTCGTATCAGCCAATTGGCATCTTCTATTGATGCTGACGTTGCTAATGCGTACAAAACCATCGGTAACACCGTTGGAACACCCGGCACTACTCCTTCGACTTCTTTGGTCTTGTTGCAAGCCCAACAGAAATTGAACGAAAACGCTGCTGTGATGTCCCCACGTTACGCAACCGTAAACCCTGCTGCTAACGCTGGCTTGGTTGAAGGCATGAAGGGTCTGTTTAATCCAACAGATACCGTTAGCCGCCAATTCAAGAACGGCATGATGGGCGCTGGCGTATTGGGCTTTGATGAAGTCAATATGTCTCAGTCTATCAAGCAACACACTACTGGTTCACGCAGCGCAAGTGCTTCTACATTGGTTAAGACCCCCGGCGTTACTTCCGAAGGTTCTTCTACCATCTTGTTGGAACAAGGCTCTGTGACTACCACCATCAAAGCTGGTGACGTGTTCACTATCAGTGCTTGCAATGCAGTCAACCCACAGACCCGTGAAACCACTGGTTCCTTGTTCCAATTCGTAGCCTTGGCTGATGCCACTGCTGTGTCGGGTACTTGGACTGTGACCGTTGCTCCTATGTACTCTGCAAATACTGCTTTGGCTACTATGGATGCTTTGCCTGCAACTGGCGGCACTGTAACCTTTGTTGGTACTGCTTCTACTGCATACGCACAGAACTTGGTCTATCACAAAGATGCGATCACCTTCGCTACTGCTGACTTGTTGCTGCCTCAAGGCGTTGACATGGCTTCACGTGCGGTTCATAACGGTATCAGCTTGCGTGTTGTGCGCCAGTACGATATTAACAATGACCGTATGCCTTGCCGTATTGACGTTTTGTACGGTTACAGCACCATCCGTCCACAGATGGCTTGCCGTATCTGGGGCTAAACAAATGGGGCTTCGGCCCCGTTTTTCGTATTAACATTTTTAAGGAAAATTATCATGGCTCTCCCTAATGGCGCAGGTGGTTATCAAGTTGGTGCAGGCAATCGATCAGAAACTGTCATGGGCGCAATGGCTGTCCCTCAAACGGCTACTGCTACTGCAACCTTAACAGCAGCGCAAATTGTTAACGCAATGTTGGTGGCTAACCCATCTACATCTGCTGCAACATACACGCTGCCTTTGGGAACTGCAATTGACACTGCTGTTCCTAACGCTACTGTTGGTAGCACTTTTGACTTGGCAATCGTCAACATCGGCACTTCTTCTGGTGCGGTGACATTGGCTGTTAACACTGGTGTAACCGATGGCGGCAACGCTTTGGTTGCTATCGCTGTGACAACTAGCCAGTTGTTCCGCTTCCGCAAGACTGGCGAAGGCACTTACGTTGTGTATCGCTTGGGCTAAACCAAATAGGGGCTTCGGCCCCTGTTCTTAAAGGAATAAATCATGCCTACAAATAGTAAACCGATTGGTGTTGCGTATGAAGACCCGCAATTGGACGGCGCAATCATGGGTAAAACCGGAGGAACTGCTGGTTTTTACGGTACTACCCCGATTGTTCAAGCTGCTGCAATTACGGCTGTCTCTAATACCGCAAGTGGTACTGAGTTGGCAACCGCCATTAACGCACTTCGCACTGCGTTGAAAAACCTCGGCATCACTGCCTAAATTAAAAGGGGGCGTAAAAACCCCCTTTTTCCTATGAACATTTATCTCTCTCATCCCGTCCACGGACGCAAAGTTGCCACTATGGAACTTGAAGCCGTTTACGATGAAACAAACGGCTGGACGCGGTATACTCTAGATACGCCCTCGGAATCCGAAGATGCGGCCCCTGTGAATGCACTGGGAACAAAGCGCAAATATGTTCGCAAAGTAGAAACTGAGACTGCAACCGAAGGGATTTAATTATGGCAACCACCGCTGGCGATCAAATCAATCGGGCGCTTCGGCTGCTCGGCGTGCTTGCCGCAGGTGAAACGCCATCCGCATCAACATCACAAGATGCACTGGTTGCATTAAACCAGATGATTGAATCGTGGAATACAGAGCGTTTGTCTGTATTCAGCACCCAAGATCAAATCTTTACATGGCCTGCGGGTCAAATTACTCGCACACTTGGCCCAACTGGTAATTTTATTGGCAACCGTCCGGTCTTGTTGGATGAGGCTACCTACTACCGAGACGCAGGCACTAATGTGTCTTTTGGCATTAAGTTTATCAATCAGCAACAGTACGATGGTATTGCAGTTAAGACTGTAACTTCCACTTACCCGCAGGTCATTTTTGTCAACATGACATACCCTGATGTCACGATGACTGTGTACCCCAAGCCCACACGAGATTTGGAGTGGCACTTTATTTCGGTTCAAGAACTAACTAATCCAGCCACTTTAGTGACCAATTTGACATTCCCACCGGGCTACCTGCGTGCGTTTGTCTATAACTTGGCAATGGAGATTGCGCCCGAGTTTGGTGTTGAACCCAGCCCCCAAGTGACCCGTATTGCCATGACTAGCAAGCGCAACTTGAAACGCATCAACAACCCTGATGACATCATGTCCATGCCCTACTCTCTCATAGCAACTCGTCAACGGTTTAACGTCTATGCGGGTAACTACTAATGCAAACACCGATTCTGGGCGCGTCTTATGTCGCACGCAGTGTCAATGCTGCGGATAACCGACTTGTAAACCTTTTCCCAGAGGCTACCGCCGATGGGGGTAAGACTGCGGGGTTCTTTAACCGTGCGCCGGGGTTAGAGTTCTTGCAGACCATAGGCACAGGCCCAATTCGGGCGTTGTGGGCGCACCAGACCAACGGCAGCGACTTCTATGTCGTGTCGGGCAATGAGTTCTACAAAGTCACAGGAATGACCGCCACGCCTACCTTTTTGGGGAATGTGACTGGTACTGGTCAAGTGTCGATTGCTGACAATGGCACACAGATGTTCTTGGCTTGCAACCCTGACAGCTACATCTACAACGAAGTCACCAACATATTCCAGCAAATCACCGATCCTGACTTCCCCGGCGCAGTGACGGTTGGCTACTTGGACGGCTACTTTGTGTTCAATGAACCTGACAGCCAAAAGGTCTGGGTGACATCTTTGCTTGACGGTTTGTCAGTTGACCCATTAGATTTTGCCAGCACAGAAGGCTCACCCGATGGACTGGTAGCCATCAATGTAGATCACCGCGAAGCGTGGATGTTTGGCACTGATTCGATTGAAGTCTGGTATGACGCTGGACTGGCTGACTTTCCTTTAACGCGCATCCAAGGGGCTTTTAACGAAATTGGGTGTGTGAGTGCATTCTCTGTGGCAAAGCTGGACAATGCCCTATTCTGGCTCGGCACAGATGCCCGTGGGCAGGGAATCGTTTACCGCGCCAACGGCTACACTGGCGTTAGGGTTTCTACCCATGCCATTGAGTACGCTATTGCCCAGTACAGCAACATCTCGGACGCAATTGCCTACACCTACCAGCAAGAAGGCCATGCTTTCTATGTACTGACATTCCCCACTGGCAATGCCACTTGGGTCTACGATGTGTCCACACAGGCATGGCACGAGCGTGCTGGGTGGGACAACGGCGAATTTACTCGTCACCGCAGCAATTGCCAATGCAACTTTGGCGGCAATACCATTGTTGGCGACTTTGAAAATGGCAACATCTACAAGATGAGTTTAGATGTATATGCTGACAACGGCGGTGTCCAAAAGTGGCTACGGTCATGGAGAGCATTGCCAACGGGTGCAAACAACCTCAAACGCTCCGCGCACCACAGCCTCCAACTTGATGTGGAATCGGGTACTGGCTTAAACGATGGGCAAGGCAGCGACCCCGAAGTCATGCTGCGCTTTTCTGACGATGGTGGTCACACATGGTCGAATGAGCATTGGTCAAAAATGGGCAAGATTGGTGAATACTTCAAACGGGTGTTTTGGCGGCGTTTGGGCATGACCCTCAAGCTGCGTGACCGTGTTTATGAGGTGTCTGGCACTGATCCAGTCAAGATGGTTATCGTGGGTGCTGAACTAATAATTAGCCCAACAAATGCCTGAAAATCTTAATATAACAAGCATACCCTCGTCACGAGTCGAATTTGTCGATTCTCGGACGGGCCTGATGTCGCGTGAGTGGTATCGGTTTTTTCTCAATATTTTTAATTTAACAGGCGGCGGCAACAACCAGACATCATTGGATGATCTGCAACTTGCGCCTCCTTTTGTGCCGTCTATTAGCGGCGGCGGTTCAGGCACGGTCACATCGGTGGATGTATCAGGCGGCACAACGGGGCTGACCACTACTGGTGGCCCAGTCACCACTAGCGGCACTATTACCCTTGGTGGCACATTGGCTGTGACTAACGGTGGTACTGGGGCTACGGTGGCTACGGGCGCTCCATTTGCGCTCAAAGGTGTAAACACAGATATTTCTTCAATTGGGCTGACAACTGGAACAATTACAACTAGCCCTGTATCTAGCAGTGATATTGTCAATAAGTCCTATGCCGACAGTATTGCCACAGGTATCAATTTCCATCCAGCGTGTAACTACGCAAGCACGACTGCTTTAGCGGCAAACACCTACAACAATGGCAGTAGTGGTGTTGGTGCAACTTTGACGGCTAACGCCAACGGAACTTTAACCATTGATGGGTACACCTTTGTCGTGGGTGATGTTGGTAAGCGCATTTTGGTCAAAGATGAAGTAGCAGGCGCAAACAACGGGGCTTACACGCTAACCCAAGCTGGTACTGCGTCTTTGCCTTACATTTTGACCCGTGCTACTGATTACGATACCAGCGGCACAGGTACTAATGAAATCGACCAAGGCGACTTGTTCTTAGTGTTGGCTGGCACTACCAACGCCAATACATCATGGGTTCAGCAGACTGCTTTGCCAATTGTGGTTGGTACAACCTCGATTGTTTTTATTGAGTTTGCCGCTGTCCAGATTTATACGGCTGGTACAGGGTTAACCCTTAGCACCAATCAGTTTTCAATTACCAACACTGGTACATCTGGCACTTATGGTTCTGCCACTGATATACCAGTGTTTGTTACGAATGCCCAAGGCCAAGTCACTAGCGTTACCAATACCACAGCAACACCAGCAATAGGATCAGTCACGGGCTTGGGGACTGGGGTGGCAACTTTCCTTGCTACACCGTCTAGTGCTAATCTAGCAACGGCGGTTACAGACGAGACAGGTTCTGGCTCTTTGGTATTTGCCACCTCGCCCACTTTGGTCACTCCCATTTTGGGTACACCGCAGTCAGGCAACTTCAGCACAGGCACATTTACTTGGCCCACCTTTAACCAAAATACCACAGGCACAGCATCGAATGTGACTGGGATCGTGGCTGTTGCCAATGGTGGCAGTGGTACGGCAACCCCCGCGCTGGTAGCGGGTACGAATGTCACGATCACAGGCAGTTGGCCTAACCAGACGATCAATTCAAGCAATCCCGGTGGTACTGTCACCTCGGTGGCTGCGACTGTGCCATCGTTCTTGTCTATCACAGGATCACCGATTACAAGTTCAGGCACTTTGGCTATTTCCTATTCGGGGACAGCTTTGCCAATTCTTAATGGCGGCACAGGGCAAACTACGGCTAATGCGGCTTTTAATGCACTAGCCCCTAGTCAAGCAACTAATTCAGGCAAGTATCTAACTACTGATGGGACAGATACATCTTGGGCTTCTGTTGCATCTTCGACTACCAATGCCTATGCTTTTGCATGGTTCTTAAACTAAGGAAAGTATGATAGTTTTAGACACAACATCAAAGTCCATAACGATAGTTATGTCGGGCGCGGCTGCAACGACAAATCCAAGTTTTACGGCAGCATACGCAGATAACAATGGCACTTCTTTTACAGAAGGTGCAAACGATGGTGTATTAAACGGGACTACGGCAGTAACTGTGGTTTCTGCACCAGCGGCCTCTACTAGAAGAATCATAAACACAATCACAGTAGAGAACAATGACACTGCCGCAGTAACAATAACTGTCGGCTATCTAAATACCGCAAGCACAAGAGTAATTGTTAATGTTACTTTGCAAGTTGGCGACACATGGACAACTGATGGTACATACGATACCACTGGAAGTTTGAAACAAACTGGTGGCAGTAGTGGTGGTGGGGCAACAATTACCAACGACACGACTACCGCTACCAATGTGTATCCACTGTTTGCAGCGGCTGTTACTGGTTCTTTGTCAACGGCTTACACCAGCAATGCCAATTACTTGTACAAGCCGTCCACGGGTGAATTGACCTCATTGGCTATGATTTGCAGCAATGGCATCCAAGTTAACAGCAAAACAGTCTCAGTCAGTTACACTATTGCTACTGGAAATTCAGGAATGTCGGCTGGGCCGATCACGATTGCAAGCGGTAAGGCAGTGACAGTCTCGTCAGGCTCCCGCTGGGTTATTTTGTAAAAGGTGCTTCGATGACTGTAACCGCCAAAAACCTAGTTCCCGCCAAGACCGTTGAGGATACTCAAACGACTCAATACATTGCCAATGGCGTTACCACGATCATTGACAAATTTACCGCTACCAATTACAGCGGCTCGGCAGCTACGATCAGCGTTAACCTGATTACTTCTACTGGCACAGCTAGTAACGACAACTTGATTGTCAAGGCCAAGTCCTTGGCTGCGTCTGAAACTTACATCTTCCCTGAACTTGTTGGGCAAATTTTGCCATCTGGCGGGTTTATCTCCACAATTGCAGGAACAGCCAGCGCCATCAATATGCGGGTCAGCGGGAGGGAAATTTCGTGATTCTCATTAAACCTGCTTTTGGAATAATCTGATGCCCGTCATGTCTCAGGAATGGCAAGTAGCCAATCAAGAAAACAAGCGGAACTGGTGTTTAGGCAACCAGCAAGCTCTTGATTTTCTGAATTGTTTATTTGATGCCGTAGAATTATGGGACGACTTAATAGACAAGGATGTCGTGGTTGAGGACAATCACATAAGTCGGGTGTTTACCTCGTTGATGTTTGTACTCCCCGCAAACCCTTGGTTTGTGGCAAACTACACCTATTACCAGCCCCTAATTATGGCTGCAATTAACGGGTTTCACGATGCCAATGAAATGTGTAAAAGTGAGAAAAAGCACTTGCGTAATCTTGCATTCCACATTCGTAATTTTGGAATAGAGATTCATATTGCCACTGCATTTTTAATTGGTGGTTTTGACCATATGCGTAAAGTGTCTCGTGAAATACGAGAGTTTTATGCCTTTGAAACTTTTGACGAATGGGAGACAGATCATGCCAGAACCAATTAGTACCGGTGCAGCAATTCTTGGAGGTTCAGTTATCGGTGGTGGACTAGCCGCAAAGGGCGCTAGTGATGCTGCTAGAACACAAGCCGATGCAGCAAACCGTGCAGCAGCACTTCAAAAGGAAATGTTTGACGAGCAGCAGCGGATGTCTGCTCCTTATCGTGAGGCTGGCATCACGGGTCAAAACCGACTGATGGAACTCTTGGGGCTAGGTGCAAACACTGGGGCCGCTGGGTATGGTAAGTACGCCCAAGACTTTGGGATGTCTGACTTCCAAGCAGACCCCGGCTACGCCTTCCGATTGTCTGAAGGCCAAAAAGCCCTTGACCGTCAAGCTGCTGCCCGTGGTGGATTGATCTCTGGTGGCGCACTCAAGGCCGCTACTCGGTATGGTCAGGACATGGGATCGCAAGAGTACGGTAATGCGTATAGCCGTTACCAAACCAATCGAAGTAATCAACTTGCACCTCTTGGTAGCTTGATGTCATCTGGTCAAGCGGCTGCGGCTGGTGCAGCGGCTAATGCGGGTCAGTATGGTACAAACGCTGGCAACCTAATGGTGCAAGGTGGACAAGCCCAAGCAGCAGGCCAATTAGGTGTGGGTAACACTTTGAACAATGCACTGGGTACTATGGCAAGTGCGTATCAGAACCAGCAAAACTTTGACAAATATTTGGCTAGTCAGCAACCAAGCCAGTATCGAATTGATGGTGGAGGAATACGATAATGGCTGATCTAAACGCACTCATTGCCCAAGGCGCTCAATTCAAAGCGCCTGTTGATCCGTTTGCCCAGTACGCGCAGATGCAGCAATTGGAGCAGGCTAGTTCTACAAACCAACTTAATCGAATGAAGATGGAAGACTATCGGCGTAAGGCTGATGTAACCAATCGACTAGGTGCGCTTGATCCTGCTGCTGCTGATTATTTGGCGCAGATTAAAAGAATTGATCCGAAACTTGGTTTTGACCTTGAGCAACAATCAGTTACAACTAAAAATTTAGGACTTACTGGGCTTAAAACTCAAGCAGATGTTGCAAAAGTTAAAAAAGATATGCTTGGTTCTTCTTTGCGTGACATGGCAAGCAACCCGTCAGATGAAAATATTATTGCCCATACTCAAGATTACGCCTTAAACCCATTGTTTAAGGATGACCTACCGTCAATTCAAGCTAATGCTAAACGATTGCTTGCAATGACACCAGATCAACGCAAGGCAGTTTTGTCGGGTACGGGTGCTACGGCGGCTGATTTGAAACCACCAGCGCCAACCAATATTGCAAATTTGATAAGAGAACGTAATGCGTTACCACAGGGCGACCCAAATCGTAAACTGTACGATCAACAAATAAATGACCTTGGTGCTGCAAACCGCAATGCACAAGAGCGTTTGGCTTTTGATAAACAAAAATTTAATTGGGAAAAAGCCAACCCAGGTTATGAACTTAAAGAAGATGCCAACGGTGGCATGGTTGCAATCAATAAACGCACTTTAGAAGCAGTACCTGTCATGGTTGGCGGCGCGGCTGCTCCTGTTGCGGGTGCTCCTGCTGTTAATATTCCACAAATGATTGATCCCAAGCAAAGTAGTAAAAAAGAACCAATAGATTCAACTGACATTAAAAAATACGCAGACAAGTTTTTTAAGGGGGATATCAAATCTGCAATTGAAGATTTAAAGAAGCAAGGCTGGGTAGAAAAACCTGCTGATGGCGCTGCGCTTGCCATTGTTGGGCCTCGTACTCAATTAATGGGTAAAGACTCGACAAAGACCGCCGTCTCGGAACAACAAGCAGCGTACAACATTGGGCGAGTATTAACCGCAGCTAATGAAATTAAAAACATTACTAGCAAAAACCCATCTGCTGTGCAACCCGGCGCAATGGAAGCCTTTGCCAGTTCTCTTGGTATGGGTGGTACGGCAAACTTGGCCCGTGATGCCGATCGTCAAATTGTGCAAGGCGCACAGCGTGATGCGCTTGATGCGTTGTTGTATTTGGCGACTGGCGCTGCGTACAACAAGGAACAGTTGCAAGGTCAAATGGATGCGTACATCCCTTCATACACAGACACAGATGAAGCCGTAGTTGCCAAGAAATCTCGCATGACTGAGTTAATTAAATCTGCTAAAACACGCGCAGGTAAATCGTGGACACCTGAGATGGATAAAGCGATGGCAGCATTAACAGGCCCTGCTGCACCCGATGCGGCAGCACCTGTTGCTGGTAACCCAGTCTATGCCACTAATGGTTCTCAAAGAATTATGTCTACCGATGGTGGTAAAACATGGGTAGCGGCACCCGCAGCCAAATAAGGAAAAATTATGGCTTTACCAGAAGGATTTACATTAGAGCAGCCAGCACCGACTGCTGACACTTTTAATTTACCTGCGGGATTTAAGTTAGAAACACCAACACCATCAAGTGGCATTCCCAAAGGTCGTCAATCTGCGACACTTACGGAACAAGCCCTTGCAACACCCGGTGGTAGAGCATTGCTTGGAGTAGCTACACCTTTTGTGGGCGCACTTCAGTTTGGTGCAAATGTGGGCGATTACATTAATAAAAAGACAGGGCAAGAGCCTGTTGTCAGCAAGGCTATTTCCGATTGGTGGAATGAAGTTCAGGCAATGAAAGAGCGTGGAATGCAAGTCTCTGAGCCAGAAGCTGTTTTGGGTGTTAAACCCCGTGACTATATTGGAACCGCTGCTGGTTTTTTACCCGCGTTAATGCAACCTTCAACCGCTGTAACTAAAGGCCAGCGAGTATTAGAAGGCATAAAGCAAGGAACGATAACTGGCGCAATGCAACCCGGTACAGAAAAACTTTCCGATCAAGCCTTTGGTTCAGCGTTTGGTGGTGTTTTAGGTGGAGCAGCGCCTGTTGTTTTTCCTGCGTTGGCAAAAGGGTTAGGTTGGGTAGTAGACACAGTTACCGGAAAACTTACTAAAGTTAAAGCTGGTGATTTAGCTCGCCAAGCAGCAGGTGACCAAATCAATACTATTCGTGCTGCATTATCTGGTGCGCCTGCTGATATTAGCCCTGCACAAGCCACGTCAGGTATTCAGAAAAACTCATGGCAATCATTGCTTCAATTGAGTGCGGGAACAGATGCTAATTCCCTTCGCTTAAAAAACCAGTATCTAGATCAATTTAACGCTTTGGCTCGTATGGCTGAAGGTGGCAACGCAACCGAAGCACGGGCGGCGCAAGAACAATCTAAGGTTTTGTTAAACGAACTTACCGAACGGATGCGTAGCACGGAATTAGGCGCAGCTAATCAAGCCAGCAAAACAATTAACCAATTAGCACCTAAATTAGAACAACGCCAAAAAAGTATGGTAAATGCTTTGCGTCAGGGTATGCCTGAGAATTTACCTTCTGGTGCGGCTGGCACTCCTGCACCCGGTGTATCTGGCATTCATCCAGAAACAGAGGCATTGCAGCGTGCAAATGTTGCAGATGATGCAGCTAGACGGTTAATGGTTGCACGTTCTCAAGCTGCTCGTGGTGGGGTTTCAGAATCAACTGTCCCCGGAGTTAGTGATAAACGAATTGAAAGTGCTAATCGGTTTGTGTCAGACCAATGGCAAGAAGCTGCTGATACATTTGGTCAGATTGCGTCTCAACGTCGGGGTGAAGCTGGCTTTATTGAGCGTCAAATTGGTAGTTTGGCAGATCATGGGCTAAAGCCCCTTGATACAAGTGGCATTACTTCGGCCCTTGAATCAACCATCAACTCTCCGGGAACTCGCGCTAGTCCTATTCTTACTAAAACGCTACAGGCCGTCAAAGACGATATAGCCGCACTTGCTGAGAAAAATGGCGGGGTTATTGATGCACATGATTTGTACACCCTTCGTAAAGAAGGTGTAAGCGAACGAATTGCTCAATTGCTTGGACCAACAGACCCTAAGACCAGTAGCAAATTAACTGCCAAAGTTCTTTCGCAAGTTAGGCCATTGATTGACAGTGCAATTGAAAATGCAGGTGGTACAGGATGGAGTAAATACCTAAACACTTATTCGCAAGGTATGCAAGGCATTGACCAAAAGGCAATGGCGGCTGAAGCAATGCGTTTGTTCAAAGATTCACCAGACCAATATGTAAAACTGGTCAGAGGTAATAACCCCGATGCCGTAGAAGCAATTTTTGGCAAAGGCAGCTATGACATCTTTAAAGAAATGGGCAGCAAGATGCCCACTCTCAGTAAGATAGCTACTGAATTAGAACAAAACGACGCAATCAGTGCAGCAGCTAAAGCAGGTGCGCCAGAGTTAGCAAACATACTAGATAAGCAGGGTTTTCGAGTTAGGTTTCCATTTATAGGAAAAGCATCTTCTATTGCAAATCTAGCAATTAGTGATTTAGAAGGCCGAGTCAGTGCTTCAACAATGGCAAAATTGCGTGCTGGTACAGCGACAAACCAAAGTACATTAGATTTACTTAATACTTTGCCCACGGCTGAGAAAAATGCAGTGCTTAAAGCATTGTCCGAAGTGCGTGTTTCTGGTGCAACGGCTGGTATAGTTGGCAATAATGCGCTTGCACCTAAACGCAAAAGTAAAAATGCGCTTTCTGCAAGACTAGAGGCATCGGGAATGACAACAGCCAATCCAACGGGCCAATTTACACAATAACCAAGGACTAATCTTATGGCTGGTTTAACCCCCTCCCCCAAACAACAGATTTTCGGATCGGATGGATTGCCCCTTGTTGGCGGCAAAATCTACACCTATGCGGCTGGCACTTCAACGCCCATTGCCACATACACCGACTATTCTGCTGGCACAGCCAATACCAATCCAATCATTTTGGACTCGTATGGTCAGGCAAACATTTGGCTGATTAACACCACCAGCTACAAGTTCGTGGTCAAGACTGCTGCCGATGTGCTGCTCTACACCGTGGACAACATTTCTATCCCCTTGGATGCTGCGTCTATGGGTTCACCCCCTCCCATTGGTGACATTACCCCCAACACTGGCGCGTTTACCACGCTGTCAGCCACTGGTACGGTCACATTCTCAGCACAGGTCAACTTCACAGGCACAGGTGCTGCCAAGGTCAATGTGGGAACGACTCCACAGCGCCCTACGGCTGTCACAGGTATGCTGCGCTACAACTCCACACTCAGCACCTTTGAGGGCTACGGCGCATCGGCTTGGGGGCCATTGGGCGGCGGTGCATCGGGCAGCGGTGGCAACTCGATCTTTTACGAGAACGATCAGACAGTCACCGTGTCGTACAGCATCTCCTCTGGCAAGAATGCCATGTCCACAGGGCCAATCACGATTGCTGGGGCGTTCTCAGGCACTGGGTCGATCCTTGGCACGATCCTGACAATCACTGCGGTTGCCAGCGGTACACTGTATGTGGGGGCTACAATCTCTGGCACTAATGTGACCGTAGGCACTACAATCAGTTCGTTTGCCTCTGGTACTGGCGGTGTCGGTACTTATGTTGTCAGCCCCTCGCAGACAGCACTCAGTGGTGCAGTTGATACAACTGTTGCAGTCACCGTTCCATCTGGCTCACGCTGGGTCATTTTGTAAAGGAAATATATGTCGTCTGTAATTATTTCAGGAGATACCAGCGGGGCTGTAACAATAGCTGCCCCTGCTGTTGCGGGTACAAATACGCTGACACTTCAAGCGGGTACTGCAACAAACTCCATGAACACGCTGGCAACTTCTGTTGCTACAACATCGGGAACTTCAATTGATTTTACCGCCATCCCATCATGGGTTAAGCGGATTACTGTGATGCTTAGCGGCGTTAGTGTAAGTGGGACAAGCAATTTATTATTACGTATTGGTGCTGGTTCTGTTGAAATTACTGGCTATGTTTCGTCAGCGCAAACAAACACAACTATTTCAGGAAGTACCACGGGTTACATTTTGACAGGTATTAATTCAGCCGCAGAAAATTATCAAGGATTGGTAACATTATCATATTTTGGCTCAAACACATGGATTAGCGGTTCTACAATGGGTAGAAATGACGGTGTGGCTTGTAGTTATTCTGGAGGCACAAAAACACTATCTGGAACCCTAGACCGAGTACGCCTCACCACAGTCAACGGCACAGACACCTTCGATGCGGGCAGCGTTAATATTCTTTACGAGGGCTAATCATGTCAATACTTGTTTTAACTTCTGACACGCTGATTGGCACAGCAGCCACAGGCAACATTGAATACAACGGTCAGTTCTTTGGTACTGATAGTGCTGCTGCACGGGCGCAGATTCAGCGGATTACCTTGGGTACTGCGGTGGCATCCACATCGGGTACTTCAATTGACTTCACTAGCATCCCGTCTTGGGTAAAGCGGATTACTGTGATGTTTCTGGGAGTTAGCACTAGCGGCTCATCCGTAGTGCAAATACAACTTGGTGCTGGCTCTGTAACCACTACTGGCTATTTAAGTTCAGGCGTTTCCTTGGCTAACACAGGAACGGTTGTAGGCGCTACACAAACCACAGGGTTTGGTGTAGAAGTCGCTAACGGAAATACATCAGCATCAAGCCTTAGAAATGGTCATGCAGTAATAACTTTGATTACTGGCACGACTTGGGTAAACAGTTCAAACCTTGCATATTCAAACACAGGGTTTTCTGCTGTAACTGGTGGCAACCTAGCCCTTGGTGGAACACTTGACCGAGTACGCATCACCACTGTCAACGGTACAGACACCTTTGACGCTGGTTCAGTTAACATTTTGTACGAGGGCTAAATTATGTCAGTAATAATTGATGGGTCAGCAAGCGTCACGATTAACTCAGGTGCGGTACTGGGAATTACCTCTGGCGCTGCCGTGGCATCCACCAGCGGTACAAGCATTGACTTTACCAGTATCCCTAGTTATGTGAAGCGGATTACCGTGATGTTTAATGGTGTGAGTACAAGCGGGACAAGTATTAAACAAATACAGCTTGGCGATTCTGGTGGTTTTGAGACTACTGGGTATTTAGGCTCGGGCATTCAGTTAACCGATGGAGCCTTAGTAAACGGGGGAACTAGCACAACCGGAATACAAATTCGTTCCGCAATAGCAGCCGATGTATTGCATGGCGCAGTAATAATTACGAACATTACAGGAAATACATGGGTGGCTCACGGCACGCTTACTGATTCTTCAAGATTAGCTGGCTATTTAGTTGGTGGATCTAAACCACTATCAGATGTCCTTACCCAAGTCCGCATCACCACTGTCAACGGTACTGATACATTTGACGCTGGCTCTATTAACATTCTTTACGAGTAAACACCATGACACATAGAATTGAAGTTAACGCAACAACAGGCGAAACCAAAATGGTTGAGTACACCGCTGACGAACAGGCTGCACACGATGCTGCTGTGGCAGCACAACAGGCAGCAGAGGCAGCAGCAGCGGAAGCAGCCGTAGTAGTGCCTGAAGTGGTGGTTGAGACTCCAGTACCGCCAGCAGTGTAGTCATGGACTATCAGGTATTCTTTAATGCGGCCCTTGGGTTAGCGGCGTTTCTTGGCGGGTGGACACTGAACAGTATCACCAAAGCCATTGAGCGCCTCGATGCCGATGTGCGGAATATGCCCCATGCCTATGTGTCCAAGGACGACTACAAGGATGAGTTGCGTAGCGTTAAAGAGATGCTTGGTAAGATTTTTGACCAACTCAATGCCAAAGCGGATAAGTGATTGATGCACTCGCCTCTGCTCAGATTCAATGGCCCAACACGGAAACAAAAATCGTGTTGGTGTGCCGTGTCGTGCTGCCGCAAGAAAAGTATGGGGCTAATGAGTTTTTAGACAAAGACGGGCGGGTGTGCCGTTGGGTACTGGAGGTGGTTAAGAAAGAACGCCATGATTGACCCCATAACAGCGTTTGCGGCTGCTAGGGCGGCTGTATCGGGAATCCAAGCAGCCATAAAGCTGGGGAAAGATATTCAAGGCATCACTGGCGACTTAATGAAGTTTTTTGACGCTAAAGATGCAGTAGCAAAAGAAGCGGTAAAAGACCCAAAGAAAAAGACAAAAGTAAGTTCTGCCACAAGCCAAGCAATGTCAACTGTAATGCAATTGCATGAGTTAAACAAAGCAGAAGAAGAATTAAAGTGGCACTTTATTAACCAAGGGCAGTCGGCACTTTGGCATCAGATAGTTCAAGAGCGCAACAGCATAGTGCAGCGCAGGAAAGTGCAGGAGATACTGGACGCTAAAGCGGCTAAGAACAGGAAAGCAGAGATTGATGAGGCCATCACGATGGGACTTTGCGTACTGGTAGCCGCAGCCATATTTACGTTGGTGGCTTGGGGTGTAATTGCAATGAAAGGGAAGCTATGAGCGAAGGAACGTTAAACGCTAATTCAACCCTTGACAAAGTTCTGGGGTATGTAGATTCGCCATTTAAACTTGCCGCCATCCTTGTCATGGGCGTAGTTGCTTTTGCTGGTTATTTTGTGTACACAAACCAAGACTTGCTGATTGGGGCTTACAAAGAATCCAAGAAGATACCCAGCATTG